CATGATTCATTATTTAACCACCCGCAACAACTCGTTGCTTTACAATTTGTTTCTGTTAAAGCATTACATTGTTTATTCAATATATGCGGTTGAGAAGCGTATTTATCGCATAATCCATCACTATAAATATTATTATTTGTATTTTCTGTATCATTTTCATTATTTATTGCATCATCTTCACTATCGTCTTTTGTGTCAAACCCTTCAACCGTAATCACTTTTGTAACAACTTTATTTTTATTATTTATATTTAAATTTATACCTAAAACTTTAAAAAATCCAATAAAAGTTATTAATCCAATTATAATAAATGAAATTGGACCCCAATTATTCTTTAATCCATTGATTGTCATTATACTATTCGCCATTTATATATATAAATATATATATATATAAATGGAAAATATATATAAATGGAAAATATATATAAATGGAAAATATATATAAATGGAAAATATATATAAATGGAAAATATTATATATTAATAGACTCTACTATTTCATTTTAATATTATATTAATTTAATTTTATTTAATATAATGATTGAAAATGGATTGTTTATATTTCGCAGAGATTTACGAATTAACGATAATACAAGTTTAAATTTACTTCATTCAAAATGTAAAAATATATATACTGTTTTTATTTTTAGACCAGAACAACTAACTGACTCAAAAAATAAATATAAATATAAGGATACTCTTATGTTTATGATTGAATCATTACAAGACCTTTCCAAAAAAATACAAGAAAAGGGAGGAAACTTATATTCTTTTTACGGTGATAATACTACAATTATTGAAGATTTAATCACGTCTTTGAATATTAATATCATTGGGTTTAATCACGATTATTCGCGATACGCAATTAAACACGATAAAGAAATCGAAAAATTGTGTGAAAAAATGAAAATAGAAATGGTATGTGCCCACGATTATTATTTAAATCCACCAGGAACTATTTTTAATGGTAGCGGCGAACCTTACCAAAATTTCACATCTTATTACGAACACGCAATTAAAACGACTTTCACGGAGACCTCTTTGGATAAAAACATCAGTTTCGCAAAAAATAAGGAAATAGATTCTTATTCTAAACGAATGCCTTTTGATTTGGCATTACATAAATTCACTGACAATTTCCCATATTCAGAAGTATATGGTGGTCGTGAACAGGCGCTGAATAAATTAAATGATGATATACCTATCCAAATACAATATGAGAATACAAGAAATAATTTGAATAAAAAAACATCAGAATTTATCGCGTATATTAAATTTGGTTGTATTAGTATTCGAGAAGTATATAAAAAATTTAAATCAAATAAAGATTTTGTGCGTCAACTTATTTGGCGCGATTATATGCAAATATAATGTTTTCGTTTCCTCAAAATATCATTTCCAATGATGTTAATGATTTTTCTGATGAATATGTAAAACGATAATAATATAATATAAAAGTAAAAATGAATCCCATAATAGATGAATACAATGAGTATGTAGTTCTGTTTTCATTTGTTAATTCGAGATTAATTAATTCTAAAAAAGGATCAATTACTGTAAACTCGTCATCAGTAAAACAATGCTCCAATTTTGATAAAATACAACCATCAAATATAAAAAACATAAAAAATACAAAAATATTAAAATAAATAATTATTTTAACCCAACTATCGCTTCCAAATAATAAAACCAAACCGTTAACAACTGGAAACGAAAAATGCGTTGTTCGCAATAAAATACAAATACTTTTATCTGATAAATTAGTTTTTCTTATATGTGATTCTACTATATGAACTAATTTATCTCTGATATTTTTAAACATTATTTAATATATTTATTTATTTAATATAATATAAATATACTATTGTAACTAATAAGTTTTGAATTTTTTTATATATTCTAAATTATTACTCTTTTTCATTTTTTTACGATTTAAATGTGAATTAATAAAGAATATTTAGAGGAAACCAATTGTTGATTGATTATATTAAAATAATAAGGGATCATATATTAAAATAATAAGGGATCATATATTTTAATAACATTTTTGGGATTAGAGTCATTATTGGATTCTAATAATTTAGTGTTTTCATTATTTTCACATTTTTTACAACAACAAAATAATATAGTAGGAAATATTATTCCAATTGTTAATAATACAATTAATGGAGCATATAATAATAAATCCATAATAATATAATTAAATATTAATTATATATATATATATAAATGGAGGAAGATGAAGTAGATGAAGTAGAATATGTAAAAAATGGACCTCATGTAAATACATTTCCGGATGATATTGATAGTAATACTGATTATCTATCTCTATCAAAAACAACAATAAAAGAAATTCCTCCATCTATTGAAAAATTAACAAAATTAAATTTTATGAAAGTAGTAAACGGGTCTTTATTAAGATTACCTGAAACAATTGGTAATCTTGTTAATTTAAAGGATCTAAATCTATCAAATAATAGATTATCTTCATTGCCTAAAACAATTGGTAATCTTGTTAATTTAAATGATTTAAATCTATCAAATAATATGTTATCTTCATTACCCGAAACAATAAAGAATCTTATTAATTTATATTATTTAGATTTATCAAATAATAAACTAACATATGACATTATTCCTATATTGAAATCATTAGTAGCATCTATAAAAATTAATTCAAGAGAAAACCAGCCATATATCAGATGTACATTAAACAACAATAATATAGAAATGCCCGTAGATCACGATAAAATGGATTCAAAGAATAATGATGATGTTGTTTATGTATCAATTACGACACACGGTTCAATCCCAATAGATGATACTAATAATAATAAACCATTATTATTTAATGTCATTGATACATTAAATTCATTAGAAATTCAGCGCGTGTGTGCTTTATCTGCTATTAATTTATACCCAAATGAATCTTGGGAGCAAGATGCTTTATCAGATATAATAAAAGATAAATTATTAACTTCTGTCACATGTCCAAAAACATGTCCGATTAATGATGATTTTGTAGTGAAATGTAAACAACTACACGGTGATTTAAGATGTTCAATTGATGGTAAAGGCGAATTTCACGTTGGTGAATCAATGGAACGCTTTATAAAAAAATATGATAAAAGATACCCAAAATCAAAATTATTTTCCGATAAAATAGGGAATAAAATATTTTCTTTTAATCAAATAGAATATTTGGTAAAGGGTTATAATAAAAGAGACTGGAAAATATCTATTTTTATAAAAAATAAAGATAATCTTATTGAAGAATATGATATCACCAAACATTTAATTCAATCATCGATGCTTAGTGATTTATTATCAGGAGAATTATTGTTTTCATTATTTGATTTTAAAATTAATGAGGATGATTCTAATTATCATAATTATACACGCGATTCATATTATTTTTATTTTGAAAAACTTATTGATTTTTTACATAAAACTCTTAACTATAAAAATATCAAAATTTTTGATTTTTCTTGTGGAACATTTATAAAACATAGTTTATTTGGATCTAATGAATCAAAATTTACATCATCTGATAATGAGATAATTGACCAACTTGCAGATGAATTAGAAGAATTTTATGGAGGAATAAAAAAAACTAATAAACGGCAAAGGAACAATAAACAGCGAAGGACCAATAAGAGGCAAAGGACCAATAAGCGGCAAAGGAACAATAAACGGCGAAGGACCAATAAGCGGCAAAGGACTAATAAACGGCGAAGAACTAATAAAAACTAAAAACTAATAATTAATTTATTATAGTTTAGATTTCCATTATTTTATATCCTTGTGTTGTTTTAACCATTTTATGTTGTGCGTTTGTTTTATGTATTTTATCATGACAAACATCACAAATATTTACTAGATTCGCTATATGATTTTTATGGAATGACTCTATATAATTATTTTTTTTATTCGCATTTTTTTGATGTTGTAAATGATGAACTTCTGTCGCTTTATTACCTACATTACATACTTCACACGTTCCACCAATTTTTTTTTTATTAAAATGCGAAGGACCAACCGCTAGTATATTTTTTTTTTCTGGTTTATATTTCATACGAATATCATGTGCTCTTTTTAAAAAGGCATTAGGAAGATTAAGAGATTTACACACTTCTAACCCATACATACTATCACCGGGACCTTCACGCAGTTTTCGATCATAAATTAATGCCCCGGTTTGTTCATCATATTTTACTTCCATATGCATCATTTTCAACTTATTTAACCTTTTAATCTCGTCATATTTAATAATTTCATGAAAATGCGTTGCGAATAAAAACGTACATTCCTTTTCATGTAATACTTCTAACCCTGCTGAAAAAATACTTAATGCTGAATCACTTTCTGTCCCAGAACATAACTCATCGCCTAATACTAAACTGTTTTTATCTGACATGGTAAGAATTGTTCTTAATTCAGTCATTTCAACCGCAAATGTAGATAACCCTTTAAAAATATTATCATTTCCCAGTATTCGTGTAAATACCGATGAATATGGATAAAACGTAAATGTTTTACACGGTACATATAATCCTGCTTGCGCCATAATAATTGAAATACCAATTGATTTAATAAAACATGTTTTTCCTACTGCATTTGTACCATATAACAAAACACCATTTACATTATTGTCACTTATACCAATCTCCATATCATTTGTTACATACAATTCATTTGTTTGTAAATGTTCAATTAATGGATGGCGAATACCGGTAAAAGAAAGGAATGATTTATTTGATTGTTTTTCATTAATTTCTGGTTTACAATAATTATATTTTGACGCAATATAACATTTACATTGTAACATATCCAAAATCACACTATATTTAATTGTTGATTCCATTTCTTTTTCATATTTAGAAAATCCTTCTACAAATACAGTATAAACCATAATAATTTCATTAATTAATTTATCTTTTGATTTTTGAATATCACGTGCAATTTCTTTAATTTGTATATTTGTTACAACTAAATCTTTTTTATTACTTCCAGCACTGAGATACTCCAAATCATTTATTTTTAAATCAAATGATTCTTCTTTATTACAATAGGATGAATTATAAGTTATACTAACATTATCTATGTTCATTTTTTTAATATGGGTTTTCAATAAAGTAATCCGCCTTGACGTGCCTAATAAAACAGCATCACTTTTTGATGTTTCATGAATTTTAATAAAGTCAGTTGTTTTTATGGATTTTTCTATTTTTTTTAATAAATTTGAAAAATAAACACGTATTGCTTCTAATTTCTCTCTTCCATCAAAACTTGTTTGTGTCAAATCGTCAATATTTTTATTAATACCTTTATTAATAAAAGATAATAAGTTCTGATCTACACACGTCAAACTATCAATGCTGACGTCATTAATTTGCACGCATTTTTCTAAACAAAACATCCTTTCTAATTCATTTATCATATTTATGCAATCATTTTTTATGTCTCGTGTAATATCATTCTTATGAATATAACTTGTTAATATAGTGTCTTTAATTGTTTCTTCATAAAGTCCAGAAATAAGTTTAAGGTCATTTACTAAAATAACAAAATCATTTGGACTTACTTTATGTAATACCATTTTTCGCCCCAATTTTTCAATATCTTTTATTCCGATTAATTGACTGCGAAATAATGACCATAATGTGATTGACTTATTTTGGTTTTGGAGTAAATGATCTGTAATTTTATAAGATTCATTTAACAGAGAAATATTTGTTGTTGGATTATGTAAATCATACATGAATCTACGTTTTCCCATTGTAGTTACGCAATTATTCAAAAAACTACTTACAGAACGTAATTTACCTGTATGTCTAGAATCATCCATAATATTTAATTGTTTTAATGAATGGTTTGCTAAAACCAATTTATCTGTATGATTTTCAAAAACAGGTTCAGTTAATTTCCGTACTAAATTAGGACTATGCTGATAAACAAAATCCAATAAAATACAAAATGATTGCGTGGCAATAAAATGAGTAGGAAAATGATCTGTTAAAATTTCATTTGATAATTCCGGATAAAATTTTTTAAATACTTCTTGTTGATAATTTTGTTTTTCAGAATTTTTCACATATTTTTTCATGCCAACTAATTCTTTTTTATTTTCTGTATCCACATTGTTTTCAGTTTCATTAAGATTAATGACTTTATGAATTTTTTTACATTCTAATCCAATAAATCCAATTATATCATCTATTAAATGTTCAGTAATATTGCCGATAATCAAACATTCACACGGTTTATAAATAGCAATATATCGTTCTAATTCATCATAAGTAGACGGGTTATGGTTATAATCAATCGCATATTGAAATAATGTTGTTTTTCCAGTAAAAATATCAATATTTGAAATTCCAATTGTCAGTTGAGAATTAAAGTATTTCGAACCATTTGATTTATATAACCATATACACATTGTATTATTCGACATTTCCATACTGTCCTGTGAAAAATAAGTGCCTGGCGAAATAATTTCACATACACTTCTAGTTGTATTCTTTCCTTGAATATCCTGTTTATAAACAACTACGGTATAATCGTGTTCTTGTAATTTCTTAACATATTTTTCTAATTGCGGTAATCCAAATCCTGCCATAACTACTTGTTTTTTTCCAACACAGGTGTTTTTTTTGCTAATAACCATATCGTTGATTGCTGAAAACTCACTAATATTACTGCCGACCATTTCTCCGCTATCATTTAATACAGCATATACTTCAAAAAAAGAGCCTACTTGCATTAACACTAGGGTCTTTTCACCATACTCTTTTTTCCATTCTTTTGTAAATTCTAAATATTCTTCTACAAGTGTCATGATAATAAATGTTATAATATATAATATACATATAGTTATCTTTATATCTATTTACTCATATAATTATGAATTAATATCCCTCCTCCTTTGTTTTCAATGTCACCAGAAAGAATCGTCTGTTCGTATAGATGTCGTAAAACATCATTCGGCGCATCACTCCCTACTTTTATTAAATTTTTTTTCCGTAAATAATTTTTCACATCTAAAATACTATGCTCTCGTAATAAAGACAATTCATGTTGAACTAATTTTCGTGTTTTCGCGTTTTTAATTAAAACCGAAACTTTCCCTCCTTTTTTCCCCAGTGTATATTTTTTTGTTCGAGTGATTCGTTTTTTAATTCTTGTTGATTTCTCTTTAGTTTCTGGTGTATTTAATAATGTTGGTTCTTTTGTTATTTGCGGTATTACATGTTCTGCTTGTTCTTCATCTATATATCTATCTCCATTTATTTCTTTATTTTCTTTATTTTCTTTATTTTCTTTATTTTCTTTATTTTCTTTATATTCCTTTTTAATATTTTCAAGTATTATACTTCGTTCAGGCATTATATTGTTTTTATTTGTTTCATTTATTTCAGCATCATCATCGTGTTCTATTTTAATTAATGGTTTATTATCATTTATATGAACATTTGTATTTTTTTGTGTTTGATTTTTCCATTGTCTAAATGTAGGTAAATTGCCGTTTCTTAAACTTCCATAAAGCGGTTGTGGTTGTATTTGTATTTGTTTTTGTATTTGTGGTTCTGGTTGTATTTCTGGTTGTATTTCTGGTTGTATTTTTATTTCTGGTTGTATTTTTATTTCTGGTTGTATTTCTGGTTCTGGTTCTACTTGTATTGAAGGAGTAGAATATGAGAATGGAGTAGGTATAATGGATACATGCGGCATAGTAACCGCATTTACATTTGATGTAATATAAGAACTTGGTATTTTAAATAATTCACTAGGCAATTCTGTTGCTATTTCACTTTGTGTTTGAATATGTATTTCGCGTTCTATTTTACCATTTTTCAGTGTATTATTTTTATTATGATTGTTATTTTTTTGTTGATTTTTATTTAATTGCTTTTGTTTTCTTTTATTTGACAAATCCTCTAAAAAACTCATTGATTTATTAAATTCCGTTTCTATTTTAGTTTCATTATTATTAAACTTTTTTTCAGACGCTTCCATATTTTTTCTGTTCTCTTCTTCAATTGTTTTATTTTGAAATATTTTTACTTTTTCAATTAACTTTTTCTTTATTTTATTCGTACTATTATGCATGACTGGTTTTTCTTTTTTTCCTTGGTTAGATCTATGTTTAATTGTATGATTTTTTGTAACACCTCTTTTATTCATTGAGAGAAAAGCAGGATTTAATTGGATTGTTTTTCCACTCATTAAATTAAATAATAATAATATTATATTATAATAAAATAATTATTAATTATAATATAAACATATTTATATTATAATATACTTCTACATATACATCCGATAGATATATATCTTATTTAAATATTTAAAAGGTATTAAATATATTTTGAATATTATTATAACACAGTTATACTAGAAGAAACACATTATTTTTTTCGTATTAAAAAATGTTAGAACAAATTATGGATATTATCAGAATAAATATTTTTTCTCAATTAAGAACAGATAACTCATTTATTAATTTATTTTTTTCGTCATTGATATTAACTATCTTTGGATTTATTATAAAAAAAATTAATAGACTGCAAATTAACAACTTTAATTTTTATAATATAAGAGATAGAATAAAATCATTTTTTTATAAAAAGAATAAAATTTTTTTAGAAGGAAAGAGAACTACAATATCACATCATTTTTGTGGAACTACGGTAACCTCTACATTTACTGAACGGTTCAAAGCAGTATGGAATGAAATTATAACTAATATCGAAAATAATGACAGTATTAATGAAATATCTGAAATGGTTGGAGAATTAGATAAAGACGATAAAGAAAATAATATGAATTTATTTATTGTTTCACAACATAAGTCATTTATTTATAATAAAGAATTAAATATTAGAGCAATTGCGACTGTATTAAATACTGATTCTCTGCGTAATAATAATGAGGAAGAAAAATCAACACCTTACGCAAATAAAACAGATATAATTATTATTCAACTCTACTCATATAAAACATCTTTGATTGATATTATGAATCATGTTGAAAATATAACTGAAAAATATATGAATTCTATTATGGTAACCAGAAAACATAAAAAATTTATTTATACAATCGCAAAGACTAAATATGAAGAAAATTCATATGAATGTTGGAATGAACACGCGTTTGAAAGCACAAGATCATTCAATAATATTTTTTTTTGCGGTAAAGATGAAATCATAAATAAATTAGAGTTTTTTTTAAATAATATATCATGGTATTATGATATGGGAATCCCTTATTCTTTGGGAATAGGATTATATGGACCACCCGGAACAGGTAAAACATCACTGATTAAATGTATTGCTAATATGACTAAACGCCATATTGTTGTAATTTCACTCAAAATGTTGAAAACTAGAAATAAATTAAATGAATTTTTCTTTGAAAATCGTTACAATAAAAATAATAAAAAATATAGCATTGATTTTAGTAATAAGATTATTGTTTTTGAAGATATTGATTGTATTGGAGAGATTGTCCGAAAAAGACAACAATCTAAACATTTTCTTTCCGCAAAAAATGATGATCTTTATCCTGATGCGGATAGTAATATAAATAATAACATTGATACTTTATCAAAAATAAAAAAAGATAATAAAAATATGATACCGCCACTTAATGAGGAAGACCTAGTTACATTAGATGATATTTTAAATTTGTGGGACGGTATTCAAGAAACACCTGGTCGTATAATGATTATTAGCAGTAATCACTACGAAGACCTCGACTCTGCTCTTATCAGACCAGGACGTATTGACATAACATTAGAAATGAAAAATGCCACACATGAAGTTATTAAACAAATGTATGAAAAATATTATAAGAGGTTTATTAATAAAGACCAGTTAAATAAAATAAAAAGCGAATTTTATTCTCCTGCTGAAATTATAAATTTATATATTCTTTATAAAGATGAACCAAAGCGGTTTATGGAACGAATGCTTGAAAATAGGAAAGTTTAATAATATATTAAATATTATATATATTATTATGCAAAATATAAATTATATTTTTCAAAAATTGAAATACATTATATAATTAGAATTAGATATATATGAAGAATCAAAATAAATACAACACTATTATTACTGCTTAATAATTAAAATGACAAATTTACTTGGACTAGTATCCATCAGAGGATTGAATAAAAAATATCTCTTAAATATGATGGTTAACCGTCTGGAAATTGCATATCCTACTCAATCGGAGATAGAAATTGATAAACAAAAAGAAGAACCCGTACAATTAAAGTACATTGATTACCACAAGGGTGTAGTAATCAAAATTGATTTTAGAAATGATGTCGTTGACTCGTTTTTATATAATCGCGGAACAAACGCTAATAGACTGGAACAAATTGTAGCAGTATTAAGAAACCATGAGGAGATACAACAATTAAAAAACAAAAAACAAAGAATATTAAATTAAATATAATACTCTTTTATACTGAAATATATATATTATAATTTACCTACTTAAAGAAACTGTCATGAATTCTCTTCCAAACTATTCTATAAAATCGATTTTGGACATTTATAAATGTCCAATTTTCATTTTTGAAGATTGGAATAAACCTAAAAAAAGTGAAAAAAGTGATTGAGACCATAATGGTGTGTTTTTAGTTTTTCAATAAAAAAGTTGTTATCATAATTTTTTATTGAAATTATAAAATAATAACTAAAAGTATTTAGGCATTTTTTATTGTATCTTTATAAGATATAAAAGATATTATAAAAAATGCCTAAAAAGGTTGATATTTATAAGTGTGATTATTGTGCCTTTATATGTAGTAAAGAAAGTAATTATAATAAACACGTAAATACGCCAAAGCATATAAAAAATACTGAAAATGATATAAATGATATAAAAAAATGCCGAAAAATGCCAAAAAAAGAACAAAATATATGTGACTGTGGGAAAAAATATAAATATTATTCAGGATTATGGAGACATAAAATAAAATGTTATGGTAATGTCATTCATAGCACAAACAATAATATGAATTTAAATCCATTAAAAGAATCTGATACTATTATTGAAACACTTATCAAGGAAAATGCCGATTTTAGGCACGTTGTATTAGATATGATAAAAAATAATAGTTCTTTTCAAGAAAAAATATTTGATTTTTGTAAAAATAATAATAATTCTAATAATATGAATAATTCTAATAATATGAATAATTCTAATAATATGAATAATTCCAATAATAAAACATTCAATCTTCAAGTTTTTTTGAACGAGCAATGTAAAGATGCCATGAATTTAACAGATTTTATTAGTTCGATCGAATTGAATTTAACGGATTTAGAAAATATGGAGAAATTAGGATATACTGACTGTATGTTTAATAACATATTCGGTAATATGAATATTATCGACATTTGTTCCCGCCCCTTTCATTGTAGTGATCTAAAAAGAGAAATCATGTACATTAAAGATAATGACGTATGGGAAAAGGAGGATGCTGAACACAGTAAACTAAAAAATGCCATTAGGACGATTGAAAAGAAGAATTTTAAATTGCTGAATGAATGGACGAATAAACATCCAACATTCAAAGATTATGATTCGCCCTATAATGATAAATATTTAAAGATTGTAGGACAAACCATGAGCGGAGATAATGAACATATGAATAAAGTGATTCGGAAACTAGCAAAGAATTCTGTTATTGATAAAAATCATTAATATATATATATATATATATATAATTTACCTACTTAAAGAAACTGTCATGAATTCTCTTCCAAACTATTCTATAAAATCGATTTTGGACATTTATAAATGTCCATTTTTCAATTTTGTAGAATAGAATAAACCTAAAAAAAGTGAAAAAAGTGATTGAGACCATAATGGTATGGTTTTAGTTTTTCAATAAAATAATTGTGATGATAACTTTTTTATAAAATTATAAAATAATAATTAAAAGTATTTAAGCGGAAAATAATGTTTCCATATATTAAGGGAGAATGGAAATGAATTCCGCTCAGAATTCCGCACAAAAATATACATGTGATTGTTGTAATGTAATATGTAGTAAGAAAAATGATTGGGATAGACATTTATCAACTGATAAACATATTTGGAAATCTGGAAAAAAAATGGAAACGATATTTTCCGCAAAATATTTTACTTGTAAATGTGGTAAAAAATATTTTACAAATAGTGGATTATGGAAACACAGTAAGAAATGTGGATTAAAAATAAATAAAGAAGAAAAATTATATGAAGCAAACGTAAATAATGAATATTTTAATTATTATAACGAAGATGATTCAGATAAAACTGAAGAAAAAGAAAATGAAATTAATAGGTTAACAACGCTTATGATAGAATTAATTAAAAGTAATTCAGAACTACAAAAACAAATGATTGAAACGTCTAAAAATGTAAATAATACAACTCATATAAGTAATTCAAATAATAATAATATGAATAATTCAAATAATAAAATTTTTAATCTTCAAGTTTTTCTGAACGAGCAATGTAAAGATGCTATGAATTTATCTGATTTCATTAACTTAATCGAATTGAATTTAACGGATTTAGAAAATATGGAGAAATTAGGATATACTGATTGTATGTTTAATAACATATTTGGCAATATGAATATCCTTGACATTTGTTCCCGCCCCTTTCATTGTAGTGATCTGAAAAGAGAAATCATGTACATTAAAGATAATGATGTCTGGGAAAAAGAGGATGCCGAACACAGTAAACTAAAAAATGCCATTAGGACGATTGAAAAGAAGAATTTTAAACTGCTGAATGAATGGACCAATAAACATCCCACATTTAAAGATTATGATTCACCCTACAATGATAAATATTTAAAGATTGTAGGACAAACCATGAGCGGAGATAAAGAACATATGAATAAAGTGATTCGGAAACTAGCAAAGAATTCTGTTATTGATAAAAGTAATTATTGACACCAAAAATTGAAAAGTATTTTAATGAATACTATAACAACACATGACAAGAGACGAACAATGGACATAGTAACTAATGTGGTGAATGATATCGTCTCATATATTTCTCTAATGAATATGAATGATAATCAAATCAAGAAATTAGACGATTGGAATTTTATATTTCAACGGTTATTACGAGATGATGGGAAATTCGCACTTCGCAGACATCACCTCTTTATGGCACAGGTAAAAATCAAAACAATTGACGCATTGAGAGATCACCATTTGTTTGTGAATCACCAGATATATGAATCGGCACACGAACTTCAATGTGTTATATCTAATATAGAAATCGGTAACTTAGATTTAGTTCAAATACAGCAGTGAAATACATATGAAAACATTTATTAAATTTAAATAAATAAACTTTTT